ATCCACAAGAGTAATAATTCCTTTAACCACCTCATTTGGTGTCAATGTCGGTGTTGGCGTCAAAGTTGGAGTTTGAGTTAAAGTTGTAGTAGGTGCTGCAGATATAGCAGCTTTAGCTACTGTAGATGCTACAGGCTTTGCAATATACTCATCTAGTGGAACTATTACAGCCACAGCTACAGTATTAGCAGATGGTATTAGAGTTCAATTTGGCGAAGGTACTATTACAGCTAGTGCAGCAGTTGATGCAGATGCAATACGTATTAGAACAAGTGATGCAGATATAACAGGAACTGCTACAGTCACAGCAATTGGTGGTGTATTGTATGCAGGTGAAGCTCATATAACAGCAGAAGCATTATTATCATGTAGTCCAAATGCAATATTATTTGGCGTAGGTAGTATTTCAGCAGTCGCAAGTATTTTAGCAACAGGTACGATATTAGGTGAAGAATGGTCACCAGTCACTCCAGGCTCAGAGTCATGGACAAATGTAACACCAAGTAGTGATACTTGGACAGTAATAACAGCAGGTGGTAGTTCATGGACTGACATAAGCATTGGTTCAGATACATGGACAACATCAAGTTCAAGTAACGATACATGGTCACAAATTTAATTACGAGGTAAAAAATGGCAAAAGATAAAATTAGTCAGTACGACTCTACAAGTGCTGGCGCAAACTTAAACACAGATATTGCAGGTATTAATATTGATGAGGGTTGCGCACCTTCAGGTATTAACAATGCTATTAGAACACTCATGGCACAAATTCGTGACTTACAGTCAGGAGTTAGTGGTGACTCTATTCCTGTTGCAGCAGGTGGTACTGGTTCTACTACTGCAGCTTCAGCTAGAAGCTCATTAGGTCTAGTCATTGGTACAAACGTACAAGCCTATGATGCAGACTTAACAACATTAGGTGATGGTGGAGCTACAGCAAGGTCATTTTTAGGTCTAGCAATTGGCACAAATGTACAAGCATATAGTGCAACTGCTGCATTTACTAATGCACTACAAACATTTACATTATCACAACGTGGCACAGTTACTACAGACAATGATGGTTCGTTTGACATGTCAGTTACTAATAACTTCTCATGCACACCTTCAGGCACATTTGCTCTTACCTTTACTAACATCACAGCAGGTCAGTCAGGTTATATTCTCTTAATTAATACTGGTGGTCATGCAGTAACAGCAGCAGCCACTACTAAAGTAGGCACAACATTCTTAACAGGTGTAAGTGCAGCAGGGACATATTTACTATCTTATTTCTCTAATGGCACTAACGTATATGTAACAGCTTCAGGAGCTTTAGCTTAATGGCTATTTTAAACAATAGTAATGCTATCAGTACTGCTGGTGGCTATGATATAAATAACTCACTTCGCATTAGACAAAGTGCATCTGCTTATTTATCTAGAGCACCATCAAGTTCTGGAAGTCAAACAACATGGACTTTAAGTGCTTGGGTTAAAAGAGGTAAATTATCTGCACTTCAAACTTTATTTGCTGAATATAATGCTAATAATGATGCGGGATATTCAACTATTTATTTTGCTGCAAATGATACATTGCATTTTACAGGGTTTTATACTGTATATTTTCAAACAACTCAAGTATTTAGAGACCCTTCAGCTTGGTATCATATAGTTTTAGCAGTAGATACAACACAAGCAACTTCAACTAATAGAATAAAATTGTATGTTAATGGAGCGCAAGTAACTGCATTTGGAACAACAAACTATCCAGCACAAAATGCAACATTTTCAATAAATAATACAGGAACTCATTATTTTGGCTTTGATGGGTTTGGTTCATCTGGATACCTTGATGGCTATATCTCTGAAGTTAATTTTGTTAATGCTCAACAATTAACACCATCATCATTTGGTGAAACAGATACAACTACAGGTTCATGGAAACCTAAAGCCTATACTTCTACTTATGGCACTAACGGCTTCTACCTTAAATTCTCTGACATAGCTACTACATCAGGTTCTAATGCTGGTTTAGGTAAAGACTTTAGTGGGAATGCTAACTATTGGAATACTAATAACATATCTGTAACTGCTGGCACAACCTATGATGCTATGAAAGATAGTCCTACGCTAACAAGTGCGACTGTGAGTAATTATGCTGTAATGAACCCTGTAGGAATTATTAAAACTACATCTGCTTCTTTAGCTACATTTGCTGGTGCTAACTTAAATGTGTCAGGCGGTGCTGCATGGTTTTATGCTTACTCAAGTATTGCTATTCCTATTGGAAGTGGAAAATACTATGCTGAATTCACTATTAATACATCAGGTGGAAGTGATTATATTGCAGTAGGTATTAATCCTGTTGTAGGTTCATTTGGTGCTACAGCACATAGCTCTAGTGAAGGTGGAGTTTGGTATTCAAATAATGCAACTAAATGGTTAGGAAACACTAATTCATCCTATGGTGCATCTTATACAGCTAATGATATTATTGGTGTTGCAGTAGATAGTGGTGCAAGCACAATTACATTTTATAAAAACAATACATCTCAAGGCTCAATATCATTTAATTCAAATTTAACATCTAATACTTTGGCATTACTTGGTGTTGATATGTATAACAGTTCTATTAGTGCTAACTTTGGACAACGCCCATTCTCTTACACACCACCTACAGGCTTTGTAGCATTAAACACATATAACCTACCTGATAGCACTATCAAAAAAGGTAATACTGTGATGGATGCAACTACATATACAGGAACAGGTGCATCTTTATCAGTAACTAACACAAGTGCATTTAAACCTGACTTTGTTTGGGTAAAAGGTAGAAGCGGTGCTACAGACCATGCTTTATATGACTCTGTTCGTGGAACTACTAAACAATTAGAAAGCAATACAGCAGACAATGAAACAACAGAAGCAACAGGATTAACTGCTTTTGGCACAGGTGGATTTACTGTAGGCGCATTAGCTCAAATAAATACTAATACCGCTACTTATGTAGGTTGGCAATGGCAAGCTGGACAAGGTTCAACATCATCAGGCACAGGCACAGGTGGTATTACAAGTGTTACACAGTCTGTAAATACAACTGCTGGTTTTAGTATTGTAACTTATACAGGTTCAGGAACTACTGGAACAGTAACACATGGTTTAGGTGTTGCACCTAGTTGGATAATTATTAAATCAAGAAGTGCAGTTGATACTTGGCGTGTATATCACGCATCATTAGGCAATACAAAATATATTAATTTAAACGATACATCTGCTGCTGGAACTGCATCTACTGTTTGGAATAATACAAGTCCTACATCAAGCGTATTTACTTTAGGAACTGAGTCATCAGTTAATGGTAGTGGTAGAACTCAAGTAGCTTATTGCTGGGCAGAAATAGCAGGGTTTAGTAAGTTTTCAAGCTATACTGGTAATGGTTCTAGTGACGGAGTATTTGTATACACAGGCTTCCGTCCTAAATATGTTATGATTAAAAGAACTGATGCTGTAAATTCTTGGTATGTATATGACTCACAAAGAAATACTTATAACACAAGCAAATTAGTTATATTTGCAGAGTCATCTAGTGCAGAAGCAACATCAACAACATCAGATATAGACTTATTATCTAATGGGTTTAAAATTCGTGGTGCTGACTCTGGAATTAATGCAAGTGGTGGTTCATATATCATAGCTTGTTTTGCAGAAAACCCCTTTAAAAATTCTAATGCTCGTTGATGCCTAGAAAAATAAACATTATTGGTAAGAAGTTTAATAGATTAACTGTATTAGAAAAATTTGATGCAGGTAAGTATCAATATAAATATTTATGTCAATGTGAGTGTGGTAATAAAAAGATAATCCAAAGCACTAGCATTGTTCAAGGCACAACAAAGTCATGTGGTTGTATCAAGACTGAAATGCTTATTAAAAAAAATTATAAGCATGGAAAAAGTCATACTTCTGAATACAAAAGTGCTTGGTCAAGAGTTATGCACATGAAGCGTAAGTTTAGATTACCTAAATGGGCAGATGTTGAAGCTATTAGACAGTTTTATATGAACAAACCACAAGGATGTGAAGTAGACCATATAATACCTTTAAGTGGTAAAACAGTATCAGGGCTTCATGTATTAGAAAACTTACAGTATCTAACCATTGCAGAAAATAGAAGTAAAAATAACAAATTTATAGGAGTGTAACAAATGTTTTTATTAAACGGTAACAGACTTCCAGAAGGCACATCCTTCTATGACGCTAATGGAGTTCAATATGGCTCTGGTTGGCTTAACCAAGCTACAGAAGCACAAAAACTAGCTATTGGTATTACATGGGTAGCAGACCCTGCACCAGTTGATACTCGCTTCTACTGGGACACAGACTTACCTAAAGCCCTAGAAGATAAACTTGAAGTTAAAGAAGATGGTTCACCACTTTATAAACAAGTCTATGACAAAACAACAAAGTCTATGGTTGACACTACAGAACAAGTCGTTACTAAAGGTCTTAAGTCTAACTTTATTGCACAAGTTAAACAAACTGCTGGTTCATTATTAGCACAAACTGATTGGTATGTAGTTCGTAAACTAGAACGCAATGTAGATATTCCTGCTAACGTAGTGACTAAACGTGCAGCTATCGTTACAGAAGCAGACAGACTTGAAACAGCAATTACTAATGCAGCAAATGTAGAAGCTCTTATAGAGGTATTAAACGCACAAAACTGGAGTGAGTAATGCCTACTCAAAGGATACAATTTACAGAGTGGTTACCAGACCAGCCTACTACGACTGGAGCTTTACTAGAGGCTAATAACGTCTATCCACTAACGATAGGTTATGGTCCATTTCCATTATCTGCTGACTATTCTAGTGCAGCTAGTGAAGACTTAAACAATGTAACTGCAGCTAAGTTTAACTTAGAAACACAGTTATTTGCAGGTGGTGCTACTAAACTATTTAAGTTTAACCCAACTACTGCAGCTTTAGTAAACGTAAGTAAGTCAGGTAATTATTCTAGCTCAGAACGCTGGAGTTTCACACAATTTGGTCAAGCAGTATTAGCATCTAATAACACAGCTAAAATACAAGCATGGTATGTAGGAACTTCTACAGCTTTTGCAGACGTATCTGCTACAGCTCCTTTAGCTAAATTTATTACAGTAGTAAGAGACTTTGTAGTTGCTGCTAACATTAGTGGCACACCTAACAAACTCCAATGGTCAGACATTAATGATGAGACTGACTGGACTTCAGGTGGTGCATCACAATCTGACTATCAAATTATAGCAGAAGGTGGAAACATTACTGGCATTACAGGCGGTGAATTTGGTATCGTTTTATTAGAACGTGCTATTTACCGTATGTCATATATTGGCTCACCATTATTCTTTCAGTTTGACGCTATCTCACGTAACCTAGGTTGTAATACACCAGGTTCAGTTACACAATACGGACCTAATACATATTTCTTAGCAGATGACGGTTTCTATGGTTGTGACGGTACTACAGTCTATAACATTGGTAATGATAAAGTAGACGAATACTTTTATGACAATATGGCTTTAGCATTACAGGACACTATTAGTGCTGCTGTAGACCCAATTAGAAACATTGTAGTATGGAATTATCCTAATACTTCAGGTGGTCGTTCACTTCTTATCTACAATTGGTTAGTTAAGAAATGGTCTTCTGCTAGCACTACTTCAGAATACATTGTATCACTAGCTTCATCTACTATTGCATTAGAAGGTTTAGATGCTTACGGTACTATAGATACACTTCCCGCTTCACTAGATAGTCGTATTTGGTCAGGTGGTAAGTTCTTATTTGGTGGTGCAGATGGTGCTAAAATTGTTACATTTACCGGTGTTAATTCTACTGCTTCTATCGTAGTAGGTGAAATGGAATTTGGATATAACTCTATAGTAACTAATGCTCGTTCTCAAATAGATAATGGTGCAGTTACAATAGCTGTTGCATCTCGTAAAGAGTTAGATGACTCTATTACTTATAGTTCTACAGTTACACAAAACTCAGATGGAAAATGTCCTTTTCGTTCTTATGGTCGCTATCATAGACTTAAAGTTACACCTACAGGAACATGGACACATGCTATATCTGTAGATGTAGACTACACACAAAGCGGAAATAGATAATGTCTAGGGACATGTATCGTAAGTTAAATTGGCAAGGTGGCACACCTCGTGAAGTATCAGAAATAGTAAACAACCTTGTTGAAGGTAAGTCTAACAACACAGGTGAAATTACTTTAGCTGCTAGTGGTGCTACCTCTACAACCATTAGTGACGAACGTATAGGTTTTAACTCTGTAGTATTGCTTATGGCAACTACAGCAAGTGCTGCTAATGCTATTACAGACGCATTACCTTATGGAGCATGGCAAGATAGCACAACACAGTCAGCAGCAAGTATTACTGCAGCATATCCTATTACATTTGATACTGTAGACTATGAAAGTGGAATTACATTAGCAAGTAGTTCTCGTTTAACAGCTACTTATGCTGGACTATATAACCTTCAATTTAGTTTTCAATTATCTAATTTAGCTAACTCTACAGAAGATGTAAATATATGGTTTAGAGTAAACGGTACAAATGTAGCCAAGTCTAATAGTATCTTTGGTTTAGCACCTAGAAAAAATGCTACTGACCCATACCATATTATTGCTGCCATGAACTTTTTTATAGGTTTAGCAGCTAATGACTATGTAGAAATAGTGTGGCAAACATCTAATGTAAATGTAACTATAAAAGCTCAAGCAGCACAAACATCACCTACTAGACAAACAACACCTAGTGCTATTGCTACTATGCAATATTTATCTGCTGGAGGTTACTCATCTAATGTATTTGGTGGTGTATATATAAGTTCTAC